ACATCTTGTGTTGAAGCATCCCAAGTCACTGTAGCTTGATCTGTAAGTGTAGATTCACTATAATTTAATTTAGCAGACGTGATTATATCGTCAGCTATATCTGAAGCTGCAAGAGCAACTTGAGCTGGTTCCTGTCCGATATAAGGCATCTTACGTAATCTCCATTATTGACAATGTTCCTGATAGTTTATCTGCAACTGAACAATCGATTCTGATTGCATCTGTTGTTTCCAGTATGACCTTACCTCCAGATAAAATTTCAAGTGAACTGCCTGCAGGAATATTTACATCTTTAACTAAAAATGATGTTCCATTCGTTGCTGCTCTACCACCACCGGATGTATCACTAACTAACTCTACCTCTGCAGTCACTGCAGAATTATTTATGTTAGCTAACACTAAACCAATAATCACTGTAGTAGTACTCGATGGTGTCGTGTAAACGGTATACGGAGTGCCTGCAGAATTTGGTTCTGCTGCGAAGGTTACTACTTTAAACGTGTTTGCCATATTTTTTCTCCTTTTTTCTTATAATACTATCCTAACGCGATTGCAAGAGCTGTTGGATCGTCTGTCGTAAATCCTGCACTTGTTAAGTATGTTTTAACATCTGATAATGCCACCTGTTTCATGGTACCATTGTCATTTGTAACCACTCTATCTGCATCTACTAAAGTCGTAGAACTAGCCGATGTATCACCATCCATGATATTTAATTCTGTAGCTGTTGAAGTTACACCGTCTAATATGTTTAATTCAGCTGCTGTTGATGTTACTGTCGTGCTGGCTATTGATAAAGCATCTGTTTCTAAAGTTCCATCTATATCTACATTTCCTGAAATATCTAGTGACGCTGCAATAAGTTGATCAACCTGTAAGTCCTCATGACTTGATCCTAGTTTTAATTCAAACTTAGGACCTGTTGTATTGTAGGTAAATGTAGCATCATCACCACTGCCACCCTCTATCGTAATACCTGCACCATTGACGACCGCACTTGTGCTATTACCACTATCTAATACGATATTGTGGTCATTTAAATTTACTGTTGTAGAGTTTACAGTGGTTGTTGTTCCCGATACAGTTAAATTACCTTCTAGTGTTACGTTAGCACCACTAAATGTCATGGCAGTTGTAGTGCCTGATTTTATAAGAAGTTCGCCACTGTTGTTGCTAAGTCCGCCAAAAGTTGTACCAGCGTCTTTTAATAATACGTCTGCACCATCAGCATCTAATATAACATCACCCTCTGCATCAAGTGTAATATCGCCTGAAGATAGTGAATCTATTTCAGCTATTTTTGGTGTGGTTAAAGTTTTATTTGTAAAAGTTTGTGTCGCTGCTATACCTGCAACTGTATCTGTAGTAGCTGGTAAAGTTAATGTAATGTTACCAGAAAAAGCTGAATGGGCAGGTGCTTGTAACCTAGCATAGTGAGCATTCGATGACTCACAATAAAAATCAACATAGGATTGAGAGCCAGAGTTTTTAATTGATATAGATCCTGATTGTATATCAATACCATTAGATCCATCAATTCTAACAACACCACTCCCATTTGGTGTTAAAGCAATATTACCATTTGATGTAGATACTAAAGCATTACCATTAACATCTAAATCACCACCTAGTTGAGGTGTGCTATCTTCTACCACATTAGATATTGCACCTGATGTAGCTAGTCCTGCAACTACTGCTGATCTTGCAATTTTTTTAAGACCACCGCCTGAAGTATCTATTGCTAAAAATACATCATCATTAGCAACAGTAGATATTTCTGATAGTGAACTTACTGCTATTGAATTAAAGTTTGTGCCATCTGCAACTAATAGATTACCTGCAGTATTTGTGCCCATAGTAATATCATCACCCGATACTGTAAGATCTCCAGTGATAGTTAAATTTTGTGATACTGTTACGTTACCATTAGAAGCAATAGCTATTGCATCCGTGTCAGATGTGTGACCTATATTAGTTCCATTAATAATTATGTTATCAACTGTTAAAGTTGTAAGTGTGCCAACTGATGTAAGGTTCGGCATTGCTGTGATTTCATCATCAAAATATGCAGCTAGATCTGTAACCGCAACTTGAACCATTGTGCCATTATCGTTTAATACAACTCTGTCTGCATCAGCGACTGTAGTAGATGTAGCTGAAGTTCCACCATCAACTATGTTTAATTCTGCTGCTGTTGCATCAAGAGCTGCAAGTTTAGTTAAGTCTGCTTGTACTAATCCAGAAACTCCATCTAATAAATTTAATTCCGCTGCAGTAGAAGTAACTGCTGTGCTTCCTAAAGTTAAACCACCATCTGGTATAACCACACTACTTCCAGATAAAGCTGTAAATGTATTCGCTGTAAATCTAAAATCGTCTGCACCAGCAATTGCAATATCAATTTGATCGTCTGTGTCCGCTGTGATAGTTGTGTCTGCATCAGCGTCAAGAGTTAAAGCTCCACCGTCTAAATCTGTTGCTCCACTAAAATTAGTATCAACTATATTAGTTCCATCAGAAAAAAGTAGTTTTGTACTTTTATCAGAGGAGCCAAAAGTTACACCTGTTCCTGATGCGGTTTTAAATTGAACAGTGAAAGATCCTGATGTTCCATTTACTACAATATAAACTTTTTCAATTGAATCTGGAACGGTTACAACTTGATTACCTGTAATAGTTCCTGTTAATTTTATAACTGCATGTCTTGCAACAGATGTTGACTCAGTTGTGTC